TTATAATATTTGAATCTCTTTGTTACCTATCTCTGTATCTACATTCAGAACCTCGTACTTTTGAACCTTGTAATTATAAACGACTTCACAGGTATTGAAACCTCTACCATCTTCTCTTTGGTCATAAACAGTATTTATATGCTGATACATTTTATTGCCTAACATGAAGTTTATCTTACCTGATGTACAGAAGTAGAATGCTACTGCATACTTCAATGTTTTCTTTTCATCAATCTTCTTTGTTGCCATGATCGTATATCTTTTAATTGTTATTACTTCGTTTCTGATGATGCAAATGTAATGATTAAAATCATACATACAATAAATAAATATACTATTTGTATGATTATTATCATATATTAACAAAACAGCATAAGTATGATTATAATCTAAATATATTTTAATACAAATGACTATATTCAATCAAAACAAGCTGATTTAATTTGTTTATTCGATTTTTACCCCTATATTTGCATCTGATTAAAATCATACACACATGGAAGTAAAGACAATAATCAAGCAGAAAGGCTTCACAATGGAATCCGTTGCAAAAAAAATGGGTATAACAAGGGTTACACTTGCCCAAAACCTTAGTAGAAATCCAACAGTAGGAACATTACAGAAGATAGCAGATGTTATTGGATGCAAGGTTGGTGACTTCTTTGTTGATGATATGGATATAAAAGATGATGCCAACACCATCACCTGCCCCCACTGTGGAGGTAAAATACATTTTGACGGAGAACCACATATGCCGGAACACAAGAATATACGAGGGAAAGAATACTATAAATAAAAAAATATGGAACTAAAAGACTTTATAAAAGAAACACTTAGTCAAATAATAGATGCTGTTTCAGAAACACAAGAAAAATACAAAGATAAACATGTCCTAATTTGTCCCGATGATATTCAATCTGAAAAAGGAGAATATTATATTGACAATGAATCTCATTATGAATATTATAACCGAAAGACCAAAGTACAAAATATAGAGATGGACATAGCTATTTCCGTTACCGAAAAAGAAGGTAATAAATCAGGAATAGGAATCGCCAAAATTATAAATGTTGGTACTTCGTCAGAAAATGCAATACAAAATGAAAGTGTTAGTAAAATAAAGTTTTCCATTCCACTTGTTTTACCAACAAGTAATACAAGAGAGTATTACCAAAAATATGTGAAAGATTAAAAGTAAAGCCAGAGCATTAAACTCCGGCTTACTCATTGATAACCTCATTAAAAGCAATAAAAGCGCACCAAAATGATGCGCCTTCTGTTGTCAATTAGTTCTTGATTTTATATCAGAGCCTCACGGCTAGAATATCAGAATCTGACAGCTTCCATTCTTCTGAGAAGATTATTATATCTCTCTTGTATAAGAGCTCTTTGTTTATCGGAAGCTGTTACAATCTTTCCCTTATATTTCCGCATGACAGATTCATTCATGCCAATTTCCTTTGCAAACTTACTGGCATTTATGAAAGGAAATGCCTCGAAGAATCCGCTTAAATCATATACGTAATCAACAGAATACCCAGACTTATACCACACAGGAAAGTCTCCATGTTTTTCTTTATAATATTCAGCCTGCTCTTCAAGTACGGACATAAAATCATCTTTCGCTTCCTGCTCTGTAAGCCCAAAACCGTACGCTCCGTTCACATCCTCCGAATATACGGAAATACCCCCATCATTCGCCTTTTCAATAATTGCCTTAATCTTCTTCATAATCGTGTATTTTAAATTCGTCAATTAAAGCACCCACCGAAGTGGGTGCAGTCCTTTCACTTCTTTAACCCTGCCTTTTTCAACATACTGTCAAGAGTACCATTTGGTATCTCTTGAGACTGATGTCTGCCAACAGGAATAAAGTAGTCAAAGTCAGGATGAACATATTTATAATGTTTCTTTCCCTTTTTGATTGTCCAGCCAGCTGATTCAATCAATTTGTAAAACTCTGAATACTTCATAAAATCAAAGAACATTGTTAATTGACACTACAAAAGTAACATATTTGTTACAATAAAACAAGCAAAGATGAAGAAAGGAATAACATATTTGTTACTTTTAACACCGTGTACACATAACAAAAGCCGGAGCACTAAGCCCCGGCTCATTAATTGATTAGCCCTTTGATTCTTAACCGATTTACGATTTCGGTATAAAGATACTCTATATCTCCACTGAAATCCCCATAGTTCTGATACAGAAATACGACATCAGCACAATTGTCGGAAATTGTACTCTTGGACTGAATCCCCAATACTCTTGACATCTCCTCACGTAGCCCTGCTGTCATTTTCCCACCGGCAAGCGAACTTGGAGAAAACAGGTACAGGATAATGAAGATGAACTTCTTCCGCTGGGTAACACTATCAATACAAGGGGGAAGACTTCTGCTATTCAATAGCTCAACGAAGATTTTATAGATATCCCTAATAAGGCTTTTATCTCTCAAAATCGGTGAAGCTAAGGTATTTTCTTCTTCTGAAAGTTCTGATTTCTCAATTCTAATCTTTTTAAGGCGAATTATTTTGTTAAAATCCAGTTCCATAACACGATTATTTTAAAAGTAAATAGTATATTTGCATCATAATCGTGTAAGGAAGAGCTGATTCATGGTCGTGCGTGGGTTGGCTCTTTTTCATTTTTCCCCATTCGTGCTGACGAATGGTTTCTTTTCCAAATCATAGCAGGTGATATATACCCGTTTCCCATTGACATCACATAGAGCAAGGGCATATCCTTTCTCTAGTATTTTAACCGGCTGATTGTCGCAATAGACAGTACTTCCAACCGGAACTCTTATAAAATGACGTACTATCATTTGATTATCTTTAGCTTGTTATACCAGCGTGAAGAAAAAGGGAACCACCCGATTAAGAATGATTCCCCGAAAATGGTTACTTTGTATAGTTTGCTCATGGATTTTTCTTTTTAAGTATTTCAACACATTCCTTTATCCCATCATCGAAACCCTGTTTATAGCCTTTAGTATATTCCCCTATAGTATATACCGCCATTGACAGAAAAAATAGAAGGATACCTACAGGCTTATACCAACCGGGCAACGAGATGGAAAACGGCTTAAATGTAATTGTTAGATCGCCAACCCATAATAGGGCGATAACACATATAATTGTAAATATAATTGTTTTCATAATCAATATCTTTTTCCGTTCAACTTAGGTCTTAGTTCATTGTATCTCATCTTCTGCTCCACATGCCATATAAGGTCTATGTTCATATGCTTGGCAAGCCCGAAGATTGATAATAACATATGACCTATCTGACTTTCAAAAGAATAATTATATTCATAAAAATAACGAATTGGCAATGTGGATATGGCGTATATGCTTTCAGTAAATGTTTCACCTACGCAACTTTCGGATGCACCATATATCGCTTCTTCAGGAAAATCATCAATGGATATATTTCTTAATCCAGCCAAATCAAGCAGGCGTATAACCGCATCGCTTAGTTCGTCTGGAAGTGTATCTTTGATATATTTTTCAAAACAATATTTGAAATTGGCATCATCGTGCGGTTCTTCATTCTCATAAGAAGATTTAAAAGATTCCCTGTCGGCACATTTCCCTTTTCGGTCCGCTTCCACAGCTTTCATAAGCCTGGAAATGATAAGGCAAAGGAAGTGTTCGTTACTCAGTTCTTTATCGTGAAAACCATGCTCACAAGCTGTCTTATAAGCACGATTCCGTAGTTCGTTCAAATTAATATTATTCATTTCCTTATTCCTAATTTAATTTCTTCATCCTTGATTATTTTCCCAATCTTGTCGGCTTCCTCATACCGTTCCTCTTTTATCAACAGTCTTTGCAATTCCGAAAGCTGGTTAATGTAAACAATATCGTTACGATCTGACACATGGCGGACATATCTTTCTATATCATCCAGCTTATTCTCCATGCGTATATGCCACTTGCTTACCAAAATTAAAGTAAATGCAAGAGCACAAACATTTAATGAGGCAAGGATGAATTTAAATATTGATTCTGCTATTTCCATAATCATATAAGTTTTAATGCTTCCTGTAATCCTGCTTCAAGTGCTTCCTCGTAGGTATTATAACGGATAATAGGTCTGTCAGACAATCCTATCAAGTCATGTCTCGGAATTGTCAGTATATCATACGTCCAATAGTTTTCATACATATAGGATATTTCGATATGCAGGTTCTTGGTTTCACGTAGCCACTTTTGTGCAACGGATTGAGTAGGATGGGAACATACTTTTATTGGTAACTCGCTATTTGTTCTATTAGTACCATATTGTCTACCATCTTCAATATTCATAGCAATCATACATGGTTCATTAAACCCTTTCTCTTTCAGCAACTTCGCTGTTTCTAATGTTACAAGTTCTTCGGTCATAACTATTTTATTTTAGGTTTTTCATTGTATTCTTTGGCGTTTTTAGCTTTTTCACACGCTTGTCTTTTCATAGCTGTAGGACAATCACAATTCCCACATCTACCATTATACCAACAACAATATTCACACTGGTGCATCGTTCATTTCTGTTCCATTTTGAATTATTCATCTTGAAAATCGTCAATCTCAAACTCCCAATCCATTGCATCCTCTTGTCGGATATTATCTAATAACCATTCATTTGCATTTTCAAGCTCATCATCCCATTCAGGTACATCCCCACCTTCATCATAAGCTTTAGCTAATTCATCATAAACTTTGTCAGGGACTTCAACATCACTAAGTCCAACTCTATAAGTTACCTTGATTGTTAAATCTTTAATCTTCTTCATTTCTTTCTCGTTATTAATTAAACTCTTTGATTAATTTCCATTTCTTACTGAAGTATTGTATCTTCCAATTTGGATGACAATTCAGCTTTTCCCCTTTATTATCACCCTCCAAGAAATATATATCAAGATTAGCACTACTGTTATGACCAACTATTATCCCCTTATCACCACGTATTTTAACATTCATCCCTACATAAGCAAAAGGGATATTTCTGTACTTAGCATTATCCTTAAACGCCTGTGTCGTTTTTGGGCTATCAACACGGCACAAGATAGATAAATAGCAATCATCTGCACAACCATCCAACATACGTATATAGGCTTGCTTTGCTTGTCCAGCAGATGCCGCATAAGTTCTCCACCAATGTTTACCATCAAGAGAGCATTTATAGTATCTTGGAATTACTTTCTTATTCATTTCTTTCTGCGTTATTAGTTAATTGGCAGTTTCATAAAGCACATCCATATTGTCTTACTCTGTCTTCCGGTAGTATGTCCGAAAAGAGGTTTGAACGGGATAACAGACAAAACTTCCGCAGCTTTTATCTCACTCTCATTCCATTTGAATACAAGAGTGCCGTAAGGCTTCAAGACGCGCATACACTCAGTAAATCCATCGTGTATTAGTGACTGCCAGTTTTTCGGCAATCTCCCGTATTTCTTAGCCATCCATGACGTTTCGCCAAGCGTTTTTAGATGAGGTGGGTCAAATACTACCATGTGAAAAGAATTATCATCAAATGGCAAGTTGGTAAAATCAGCTATTATATCAGGTTTTACTTCTATAGTTCTGATTTTATCTCTGTCCTTGGCAGTTACTATTTCCGATCTCTTATCAACGAATAAGGCAAGAGGATTATGTTTGTCAAACCAAAACATCCTACTGCCGCAACAGGCATCTAATATAAGTTTTCCATTTTCCATTAAGCTATTTCTTTTGATTTCTTCAATCTCAACTTTCTCAATACTTTGCAAAGTGCTTCAGTATTTTTTCTCGCTTGTGTAACCTCCACCGCATTTCCGATAAATTTCTTTTGGTCAGCTTGTGTGCCTATTAAAACATAATCTTCAGGGAATCCCATAATCTTTTTGAGTTCCGGAATGCGAAGCATCCGCATTTTAATATCCACTATGCCATACAGTGCCATGAACTCCTTTATCTTCACGGTCATAGGACTATCATTGTCGTAGATTTCAATCGCTACCTGACCGCTTTCTGTTGCTACCAGATAGGGCGGCATCTTATCCATGCGGGCTATTAATGTGAAGCAGGGGCTATCAACAGAGCCGCCAGCACTGTTGAACTGTGGATTCATCAGATAGTGCCATTTCCTGTTTGCGGTAATGGTCTGGGACGGTTCCTCTATACTGCTACCTACATTTGAGAATGCAGTATTCATTATCCACGGCTGGCATGTTACCAAGTTTTGTTTCGGTGTTGTGGTAACAGCGGGGCATGGTGAGTTTATATCAGACACCTGACCACCTCCAGAATATTGATTCATAAAAAATGGAGATACAAGGGAAAGTCTGTCTTTCGTCAGAAGTGTAGGACAAGGCTGATTAATATCCTTTCCTGTATCCTTAAAGTTATAAGAACACATAAATCGGCTTTCAATTAAAGCCATCCTGTCCTTCGTTGTGACCGTAGGTGCAGGAAGTTCCACCGAATGATTATGCCCGTTCCCATAGTAAGCCGATACAAAAACGTGGTGGTCTTTACAAGTGATTGCTCCAGCCGGTTCTTCCACTGATACGTTCTTGCTGTCGGGGTGTCCGCTAAACTGCTTAGAGAGGAAACAAACTTGCGCTACTCCAAGTCTGCCTTGCGTGGCTACCACCGGACATGGTTCGTCAATCCCAGGAGCGTTATATTTCCCTGTACGGCTCATAGAATTATACTTTACGAGGAAAGCATCCTTTCCTCCGGCTACAAACTTGATAAGTCCAGCATAGATACGTTCAAGCGTTTTCTCTGCAAGAGGCTTTTCCCTAAAGATGGTAGTTCCTTCGTCAGAAAAATCAAGAACTTCCTTGACGGGTTTCCATTTTTCCAGCTTAGAAAACATGTCCTGCCTGCCACCTTTACAGTGGGTCGGTTCAGGGAATACTATCGGCAAGCTCTTTTTAGCAAAGATGCCGAAGAAGCGTTTCCTTGTGGTGTAGGCACCGAAGTCGGCAGCGTTCAGGATGCGGTGCTCAAAGTTGTAACCGTACTTCTTGACATTGCGCACCCACTTCTGATAAAGCCTGCCTTTGTCCATGCTGATAGGTTTCCCATTCTCATCCATATCTCCCCATGACATAAACTCTTCTACATTTTCAATCTGAATGTAGTCAGGGTCTATAACATCAATATAACGGAAGAGATGTTCTGCCAACGTTCGGCTGTCGGCATCTCTCGGCTGACCGCCTTTGGCTTTCGAGAAGTTAGTACACTCCAAAGAGGCATGAAGCATTATCATGGCATCAGGGTATAGCTGACGGATACGTTCTACAATAGTGCTTATCGGGGAAAGTTCCAGTGTACGGATATCCTCAATAAAGTGAAGTGCATCAGGGATATTGGCATCATGTGAAAGGATGGCATTCTTGTCATGGTTCACACAACAAACAACCTTTGCACATCTATTTCCATCCAATCGTGCTTCTTCCACACCTTCGGACAAACCGCCGGCACCACAAAAAAGGTCTATCACGAACAATTCGATATCGGACAGACCTTCTAAACTCCTTAGTATTTCTTTTAATGATTTCATAATCGTGTATTCTTATTTCTAATTTGAATAAATCCCCTTCGTTCTGTTTCTTCTAACAGTGAAAAGTCTTCATCCTTGATTTCACATTCTGTTTCGTAGTTCACGGAAGTATAACTTGGGATATTGAACTTTTTCCGGATTCTTACGATAACATCCGGATTTCTTGTTACCCAGTAAACGGTTATTCTCATGGTGATATCAGCATTTTTCTAGCTTCCTCATCTCCTGCATCAGCACGGTGCTTGATTTCAATGTACTCAGCATAAGAGATTCTGTTATCTCCACGCTCCTCTATCTCTTTTTCACGTTGGTTTCTGTATCGTTCACGCTCTTTCCGTTCAATATCTTTCCGACGTTCAGAAACGTAGTCCAGCATCGCACTTGTTATTTTCAATGGATCTATTGAACCGTAGAACCGCCCATACTTCCCTGACTTAAACCGTGCTATGAAAAAACAGATTTCAGCGGCATTTATATAATAATACTCCGAAAGGAATATCTCCGATAGTTCAGAAAGTTGCTCTTTCGCTATCTTGGTTGAAACTTCTGCAAAGTCATTCAATGAGCCAAATTGTATCTTTAGCCATTCTATCGGTGTTTCATCCCCATAAGTAGAAGACAATAGCCCTAAACTCGGAATGCTGTCATTCAACGCCAGTTCTGAATGGGTTGCATTACATCTGACAAGTTTGAACTGCAAATCAGGGTTGTAATCAAGAATGAATTGTGCAGGATCGGGATATTTATTCAATAACGCCCTCTGCTTCAAGTTCCTTTCTCTTTTTTGCGGCAGCTTCTCTAACGGTTGTAGCGACTGCAAGAATTGAATCACGTTTTCGCTGCTCGCTATCCTGTTGATTTTTACTAAGTCTTGTCCCATTATAGTTTCCTTCCAATATTTTAGTAAAGTTTGCTTGTTTGAAAATCCAATCAAAGTCGCATTTCCAATTGCGGTCATTAGCTCCAAGTAGGAACGGGGATTGAAGAATGAGATTGAAAACACTCCTCACTGACTCTTTCCCATATTGGGCTATCCGGGCTTTTACAGCCTTTTTTCTCACATCAGTCATTGATCTTATCTGCTGGAGTCTGTCTTTGAATGTGGTATTATAGTATTCCATCAATCCGCTGTAATCAATCTTTTCAGAGGGGGAGGGCGAAGAAAGCTTGGCTTTCTTTGATACTCCGTCAGGAGTATTTTCTTTCTTTTGATGTAGAGATATATCTATATACTCTCTTTCTTCTTTCTTTGTATTTGTGCCCTCTGTGTGCCCTGATTTTTGTAAAAGTTCGGATTGCGGTAGATTGTTGTTCATGGGCTGTGCCCCAAGTTGTGCCCTTAGTTGTGCCCATTCGTGTCTTAATTCATTGATTTCCTTTTCAATACCTGTGTCCTTACTTGTGCCCTTGGTTGTGCCCATTGGATTATATTCTTCATATTTACATAAGGTTATAAGGTTCATTCCTTGATTGCACTCAACAGTTATCATACCTTTCTTTCTAAGATGCACAAGAAAGGAACGCACCTTCTTTTCAGACCATTTCCAACGCTGTGACAGAAATCTTATGGATGCAGGATATTGACCTCTTGAATAAGAGATTTCTCGACCTCCGATACTCTCCTTTCGGGGCGTTGCCTCAAATCGTGCAGACTGAATTAAGTCTAACCACGCTTCGCAACTGCTAAAAGTACGGGCTTCATTCCACATTTCATTCGAGAAAAACCTGCGGCTTAGCCTCAAAAATCCTTCGTCCATAGTCTTAGAATCTCACGTTAGTTAATTGCCTTCCGTTAGAAAATACAGCCCACTTACCATTACCGCTATCAAACAATCGTAAATCCGACACCTCTCCGAAACGTTTGATGTTACCGCATAAATCCACAATCCATCCACATTCTTTAGAAGGATGCGGGCGGATGGCACGACCGACTATCTGATACCACATGGCAAGTGACATTGTAGGACGTGCCATAACGACCGTATCAAGTTCCGGATAGTCAAAGCCAGTCGTAAGTACACCCACATTAGCTACTACCGGAATTTCACCAGCTTTGAACGCCTCAAGAATATGTTCACGTTCTTTCTTAGGAGTATCACCTGAAACGATAGCGCAACCGGGTATTGACATCGTTAACCGTTCCGCTTCTTTCAAAAAACGGGTAAAGACCAAAATACCCTTCCGTTTTCCTCCGGCTTTGGGATTCATCAGCCTTTGGACGATATGAACGAGATAACCGTAGAAGTCTATCCGTTCATATTCTTTTTGAACTGACCTATCCGTATAGTCGGCACCAGTAGTATTTACTTTCAAGTTAAGTTCATTCCACCCTGAAGGATTCATTGAATAGTAATCCAACTTCGCCAAGTAGCCCATATCTAATAGGATTGATACCTGTACATGATAAATGACCTCTGAAAAGACATGAGGTTTTGTCCGAGTGATAAATTTCAGCATGGAGCCGAAATCACGGCTAGAGCTTAAACGGTATGGCGTTGCTGTCAGTCCAAGAACCTTACACTTCACTGCATCAAAAAAATCCTTGTACATTCCCTCTTTGGGGTTTACAAGATGACATTCATCCACAATGATGTTCTTGAAGTGGGTGAACAGTTCGGGATGATTCTTCACACTGCCGATGGTGGCGAATGTTATCCGGCTTATTTCTTTAGAGTTGAAAGAAGCTGAATAAATGCTGCAATCAAGAATACCGTATGAGCAGAGTTTCTTAAAGTTCTGTTCGAGTATTTCCTTCGAGGGCTGGAACACCAAGGTATGACCGTCAAGCCTTGCAGCTATATCCGCTATGATAAGCGACTTTCCGCTGCCCGTAGGTAACACCATAATGGCATTTGTTTTCTTCGCCTTGTTATTGAAGAAGGAAACGGCAGCATCAGCATCAGAGGCTTTCTGTTGGTAATCACGTAGTTTGTACATATCTATCTTCTGATTTAATGATAAAAGGGGAATCCTCACTAAGTTTGGAAAGAAATGTCCGGATTATATAAGCCTGTTCCTTACTTAATCCAACCGGAGAGAATGAACCATCATCATTCTTGATCATCATGACAAATGTTCCTGCTTCCAAATCATTCATACCCCTTTCTCCTTTCGTAATTTCTTATTAAGGGCCTTGTAATACTTGATTAGCTGTTCGTACTCAAAATCAGTCATTTTGGAAGTGCTGGCAACTTTGACTTTCAGCAAATCAAACTTCTGTTGACCGATTTTAGTAATTAGATTCACCCGATAGCCTTCCAAATGGTCGGCTTTGAACCTGTTGCAGTGACGGCACTCAGCATGGCAGTTATTTTCATCGAAACGTGTCGCCAGGTGTGTGCGGCTGAAATAGTGCCCGCAGTCCGCTTGTGTAAACGGCTTTATCTGTCCACATGATATACATCTAAAATACCCGTTTGGCATTGCATCACGAAGCCGAATAAAAAGGGAAAACTCTTTGTCGAGCTTAGCTTTCAAATCCGGCTTTTTCTTTACTGTTACCCCTGCTTTATCAAACAAGGGTAAAGGCTTGTCTTTCTTCTTGGACTTTGTTCGTTTTATGTAGTATGGCATATCTTGTCATTAAAAATTCTTACTCTGTTATTTTTCGCCCAACTTATGATAGAATCCAGAACCTCATCGTCATCCAGATTGTCTATAATATCTCTAAAGTCATACGAAGCACCAACCTCTTCTTGGAAATGCCGTACAATACTCGTTTTTAAATCTGTCACTTCTTGCCAACTTTCCATACGTTACAATTAAAAGCCCCGAAGCGTAGTCTCCGGGGCACAACCATTATTTACTAACCCTTGCCATTTATGTGTGGCTCACATTTATGTGGAGATGGGGCGATTCGAACACCCAATTAAGGACTTATCCTTTTGCGCTACTTCTAAGGTTAATTACTCCTTATATCTCACGTACCGTACTTTCTACCATGTGCACCTCTCGAAAGTCAAAAGCACTCCACTGCGCACCCCCATTTTCGCCCGCCCCATCTTCACAGACCGGACAGGCAGGTTAACAAAGTTACACCTCAACGATTACAATGTCTGGTGCAATCTGTCTGATGGCATCCAACTGTACATCAATGACTTTATTCTTGTATTCCTCAATTGCTTCATTTGCGCCAGCCGACACAAGAGAAAGGGAAACATCTCTACCGTCTACATCAGCGTAAATCTCAACTTCGATTTCTTCACAGGCAAAGCCTTTGAAAAGAGGGATGTTCAGTTTGAATGATTTCGGCAAATTGGAATCAACCACCTGCGAGTAGTTGTCAACTTTGCTGCCGTTTTCCTCCTTGCTGCGCTCAATGTCTTGGTTTACCTTTGCTTTGAAATTCTTCAAAGTAGATACAAGCATCATATTCTGTGACTTGTCAGTAAAGAAAGCACGGTGCATTTTGATGAACTTAGATAACTTGATGGGTTCCCATTTCTTTTCAACGTTAATACCGAACTCCTGCATTTCTTTTGAAGCCTGTAAAATACCGTTGATTTCTGTCTGATAGTAACTGGTTTCGTCAATCGTCAGAGCTATCCTCATCTTATCACGGTTTACAATAATGTTCGTCGCTTTCTGGTTAATCAGTTCGACACGTTTCTCCAACCATCTGATAGGTGCATCTATCGTTCCATTGATAACTACTCTTTCTGGTTCTTTTGGGTCGAGTGCTACGGGGGCTTTTCCCTCTCTCAATACTACTTCAATTGGTGCACCGTTATAATCTTTCGGTACAATCACGTTTAATTTGTTTTCGCTCATGATTCTGTTCCTGTTTTACGGTTAATACTGAATACTGTCTTCTGCATTTCTTGCGGCATAATCGGGCGGCTGTAAACCAGCTCACCCAACTTGTTATAGAATCCTGCCATCTTTTCCTCATGGTAGAGAATTTTGGCACATTCTTCATTTTCCACAAACTCAGAACCTCTCTTGATGTGGTCCAAAAGTTCCTGCTTTTCTTCATTCAAAGGTTTCAGGCGTTCTTTGAACTCTTCCATAGCCTCTTTCTTTTCAATCTCAATATCATTGATGGTGATTGATACCTCGGCTAATGTTTCTTTCTTTTGCGCCAATTCTTCGGGTGTGAATCGGTGGGTATAACCGATTTTCTCTACTGCATCGGCATTATCCTGAAGGAACTGCCAACGTTCCTGTTCAAGGATTTCTTGTCCTAAAAATTTGTCCATAAACGATATGATTTATAAATTATTCATTGTAAAATTCAGTTACAAAACTGTTAGTTTCCCTTTGAAGGCGATTCATCAACTCGCGCACCATTTTACCCTTACTAAAGACATCATGTTCGTGATACTTCATTGATGGGAATACGAGAGTAAAACATAGCGTCATTCCGTTTTTATCCCATCCACCTAAAGTAGCCCCGGATTCACTCGTTTTTATTCCGTACTCAATTCGTGCATCTTCTACTTCCTCAAGGGCTTTATCATCTACGTTGTACTTTTGCCATACGTCCCAATCGTAAATAGCAGTTGCCAGCTTATCTACAAAGAAGGGGACTGCCTCTTTTTTTAATCTGTACTTTTTCATATAAATTCTTGATTTCTTTGTATTTCCTGCTGGGCGTATATCAGCATTTGATGTTCATTTGCAGCCGGCAGATAGATACCTGCCACTGATGCACTCCAATTACGAAAACGGTCAATACTCAAAGTCATTTCACCTGTTGTCAGCTCGGCAGAACTGCGCAAATAGGTTACTTCATTGCCTTTCTTGTTGACCATCTTACGTTCAAACAAATCACGGTTGCAAGTCCTCTTATAAAAATCAATTTTTGCTTCGTCGAGACTGCAACCGTACTCACTACCGAAATACCCTAAAAGAAGATGCAAGTAGCTGTTTTGGGCAAGCGTGCGGTTAGGTAATTTCTTTTTTACTTCCACCACCGCACGTTCACTAAACAGCTTGTTTACATACTCCTTGAACTTGGGTATTTCATAATGATTTGATAAATTAAATATCATTTTTCTTTTTCCAAATATAGCCACCAGCCGTTTTCCTTTTGCCGAGCGTACAAGCATTGATACTTGATGCAGCAACTTGTGTTTCAAGAGAAACCACTTTTGCACTTTCAAATTCAGCTATATAATTCATTTGTAATCCAAATTGCACAACTGGAATTGAATGAGTTATAGACATCTTTCTTTTAGAAAAACTTGAATGCTTTTTATTATACATTGGATGTTTTTCCCCTTTTCGGCTCATTGACATTCGTTTTTTAGTTTCTGCATTGATAACTTTACCTTTAGCAGATTTACTAAAACGGCTTTTAGTAATAGGATTATTATTGTTTTCCGTGCGAGTTACCCACCTTAAATTACAAACATTATTATCCGTTCTAATTCCATTAATGTGGTCTACCTCTGGTTTATTAAATGGATTGGGGATAAAAGTTTCTGCAACAATTCGATGTAACAGTCTTTTATCTTTTCTCAAAGTAACATAAACATATCCGTTCTTTACTCCAACATTTGGAGTAAGCACCTTATTAGGATTCCGAACTTTACCTGTATTAGAAACTTGATAATATCCATTATAACCTTTTACTGTTTTCCAAATCTCTTCCATATCATTCTTCAAGTCGAACAGCATACGCTAAAAAGGCAAATCGTCCTTTACATTGCCATTAGCATCAACCGGAGGCGGAAAGTTCTGCGGCTGTTGCTGATAGGTCGGTTGTGGCGCTGGCTGTTGTACCGATGTTGTTTGTTGCGATACACCACCACGCGCATCTATTTTGTAGCACCGAATAGATGCCATACGCTTGAGTTCTCCGTCTTGATTCGTCCAAGAACGCCCTTGTAAGACAAATGATACAGTAACAACATCACCCTGATTAAAGCGGTCAAGTTCTGCACACTTATCGCCTGAAAACTCTAAGGGAATAACATTCTCATACTCGCTACGCTCTCCCGTATAAGGGTCGTAAGTGGTAGCATCTAAAATGAACTCCCGTTTTGTAAACGAGGAACCACCGTTTTTGGATGGTATTTGAACAGTTTGTCCGATTTCGGTTATCCGTCCGGTTATTTGATTTGCCATAACCTAATATTACTGGTTCTTTTTATTACATATTGCAATCTCCACACATATCCACAAGGGAATCAAATTCTTCTCGTGAGTATTCAAATCCATTGATTACGATTACCTCGTTACCATTTTCGCCAAAATAAACTCCATCATTCATTTCCAAAGATTTTAGTGTCAGTTATCAATTTTCTGTTTTCTTCCAAAAACCGGATAAATTCCTCACAATGATTAGTAAGAATAGGAATATCACGTTCAGGATTGAAAACGTATGTTTCTGTATAGGTATCTACCACATAACCGCCTTTGTTGAACTCTACAATGTTATACTCAAATGTCCGTACATCCGACCCATTCTGCATAAGAGCATAAGGATATACTAAATGCTGGTGGTGATCTTTGAACTTTCCCACGGTATAACTACCGGTTGTTTTGATGTCGTGAACACTGGTAGGCATCAGTTCGTCAATCAGACCATAAACCAATACACTACCGTATGCAGTAGGCAAGATGGCTTCTACTCTTTGTTGGGTTAATGCTCCTTTGTAGTAGTTGGCAAACTCGCGGCAAAGGTCAATGTGAAAAGTGAAAGTGCGATTGTTGTAAACAGCTTTTATCCCGTAAAGTTTTCCGTCATCGTGATATGCCTTGCTAATTTCCATTATAGAAGATTTACGGTTCTCAATCATACAATCAATGATTTCATTGAAAGCCGTACCACGGTCTGCCGCTTCGCTATCGAATGGCTTGCGGTTAATCTGGTCTATCAGTTCTTGAAACTGTTGTTCGTGAAATTCTTCGGGAGTATGGGGTGGATTTTCTGACCACCCCCAGTACTTATCCCAAATCACATCACTATTCAGATATGCCCCAAAGGCATCAAGAAGCGTTGCGTAAATACGATATTTAGGCTGCTGGTTCATATTTCTTTTCTGAATTAAGTTTCAGATTCAAAGACTTCGCTTTGTTAGCTACCAACTTTGCCGCCATTTGCTTTGAAGAACCAACGTGCTCAAAGTTATCTATTTGCGCGATAAAATTATTGGCAGATTCCGCATCCGTAATAAGTTCGATCTGTTCTTTTATCTCTTCAATAACTTTATCATACTTTTCCTGTGCCTCTTTCTTGGCAGCAAGCATACCCAAATACGAATTGATTATCTTGGCGGTGATAAAGTCGTTCTTTGCGGTTGGATTACCATTCTTGTCAAGGATGGTAGGAACTTCCATCACTGAAGGAAGATTGCAAGTATTCTTACCGTCATTTCTTGAAGTTGGGTCAAAAGTGATGGTACGTCTTTGGACGCCTCTTTCGCTTTTCATTTCAAGATAACCGAGCAAATCCAGTTCAGTAACGATAGAGTTGTAGGATTTTTCACGCAAGGCAGGGATAAACACCGTATCATCACCTTCTTTTCTTGTGTCGCGATGGGCAACGAAAATGATGTGCTTGTTAAGCCCCGAAAGTGTTCGTGTCATCCATGAAAACTCTGCATTGATACCGCTCCAATCACGGATGGACGGCTGGCGGGTTCCACACTTGTGAGTAATGATGAAGTCCATCATCTTGCCGATGGTATCTACTACAATGGTCTGATAAGCGGACAAGTCCTCTTGAAGAACTTGCTGAACATCGCTCCATGAAGTGACCTGTACCGTGTCTATATTCTCCAAGTGCGCCATGTTCATGCGCTTCACGCCGTTATCGAAGTCCAACAGCAGCGGTTTCGGTGCGCTCAATGCTACCGTACTCTTTCCCATTCCGGCTTGACCGTAAATCATCATCTTCACGGTGGTCGGGATAACTAATTCATTACTTTTCTTAATCAGTGACATAATCGTAAATTTTATAGGGTTATTTGTTCAGATATTTACTCATTTTAAAAGCATTAATAGCGGATTGTATCTCGAACTTGGAATATATGATAGGAGAATTTCTGGATGAGCCTTTTCTTTTCTTATGCACCAATCCTTCTTTCTCTAACTTTTCCAAAAAGTTAGGTTCATACCCAAGTGTCTTTAACCATCTGAACGCTTCTCTTTGCTTGATTTCATCAGATACAGGAGACCGTTTCTTCTCACTGGCAGCTGCACCAAGCTCCGCCATGTCCATGCAGATATTTTTAAATTCAAATAATTCAAGTCTTACCTCCATACCGTCCAGTTCTTTCAATTCGTTCAACTCTCGTTTTTCGTCCCCTTCTCATATCGCCCTGTTCGTGATAGAGCGAAAAAGAAAAGATGCACAACAGGCAGAAAGCAACAGCCGACCTAATAGTAGGTGAAAAGTCCATCGTGAACTTCATACCAGCTATTCTCTCATATAGCATGGTTGCCAGTTCTCTGCCGTTCCTTACGTTCAAAATCTCAAAAGCTCTTTGCAGTTGGTTGTTTATCGTGCTGACCGCTCGGCATTTGAGGTTTGCAATTTCTTTTTTCTCATACCCTTGTGCATACATTCGTGCCGTAATCTCGCATTCAGGTGTAAGTTCATTAAAAACTCTCTTCATAATCGTGTAAGTCAGCTGATTAATAATTGCGAATAACCTCAATATATCCGGCTTCCCTGTTAGTGTCCACCGAATACAAAGTTTGCTCCTTGTCTATTATCCGATCAATCCTTGCCAGCCTGTTAAGATCAGCGGTACACCTGCGAAGCTGTCCGGCAAGTTTGTCGCTAAAGTCAAAGCTGATTCTGTCATTCTTCTTTTTCAGCTTTTTCTTGATTTCTGTTCTTTCTTTCAGTTCTTTTGCCATAAGAGTAAAATTTAATTAATGATTCGTGGATGGTAAGGGAATCGAACCCCTCTCAATCGTGCCAATTGTTTGCGCAATACGAAGCTCTAACCGATAAGCTAACCATCCTTTTTTAAAAAAGGTGCACTATCCTCACGGACGGCACACCCAGTACAAACACAATATAAAACACGAATATCTAATCTATTATCAGAACAATGCTTTTAACCGCATTCTTGAAATGATCAAACTTCTGTTTCAAATCACTCCAAGATTTATACCATGTATTTTTCTCTTCAGCTAATTTCTCGTTAGCCTCTTCCAGCTCTTGCACACGCCTTACTAAATCTTCATGCGTCATGCCTCTTAATTCTTCCACTGTCATAATCATATAAATTTAAAATGTCGTTAAAAAGGTAGGAGTCGAACCTACTTCTTGTAAGCTAAATGAATATATAAATTAGAATATAAGTTAATACCAACAATTAATCGCTTACACGCATTCCAACAATGCTACTTCATAAATTACCGCCCAGCTGGTTTACAAGGTGATTGTGCACTCATCCCCATGCGCCTTGTGCCGGATTATAGGACTACCTTTTAGCGGTCTGTTTTAAGTTCTCTATAAGTTATTCTCATGAGCGACACACACCCTACACATATAACACTCATTATAGTGATAGAGAATATTTTCATAGGACTGTAAGTAGTAATAGCCCCGTAAAGCATACCGGCAGCACATATACTAACCAATATAGATAAAACGAATTGGATTGTTTTCATAATCGTATAAATTTAAATAAGTATCTGTACCCTAATCGAATAGCAGAACCTTATTTCAGTTCAGTACAGACTATAAGACCTTTCAGCGATACTTGTGCCTAACCAAGCATACTCACCACGCTAAAGACAAATTGGCGTGCTGAAAGTAAAAACCATTTCAACTTCGTGGCTTTACCACCATCAGACATATACAACCATTCGCCCATTGTCGGCTTATCCTCGGTTGCTATCGGTGTCAATTCCGTTCCACTTGCACCCACCACTATCCACCATCACTGGCTTCGCTTACGTGCCTTCGCAGAAATATATCTTTTTATCGTATCAATATGTCAAAGAACCAATCAATAGTACCCTACCCGATTCTCGCTATCGGTTGCCGTTCAATCCGTCCGTAGGGCTGTCGTGCATTGCATAATCGTGTATTATGCGTATCGGCTGATACCTTGTACCCGGCATAGAGCATCGTAATCCATGCCATCATCTTCACAAGTTTCAAAACCTTTTAAGGCATCTTCCAAACTGTCTATCTCATCCGTTATCAACTGGATAACTTCTTTTTTGCTATCAGCATTGAACATCAGGCAAACAGTCCTTTCATCGTTGTTGTGAGCTGCCTCTAAATCTTTATAAAGGCTATCCAACTGCTGGTTAATCGTGTAAGCATTCATATCCATATCGTTTATGCGATTGACATCAGATTAGCTTTTTTGAAGCATCTGAATTCTTGGCGTTCAGTATCATAGTAAGTCTGGACGGTATCATTCTTCTTTCTATTGTCAGTACCAGTGATGGCAGGCATCAGCTTTTCATTTAGTGTACCGTATGCCTCACGAACAGAACCGTCCACTTTTTTGAAGTAGAACTTCACTATCTTCTTCTTCATCTCACCTTTCAGTTTCAAATTAGCCCAAGCCACCTTCATTGCTTCGCTCATGGTGTAGCCATTACGCTTAACGAACTGCCAAGCAAGGCTCATTACTTCGTGTAAAAATTCTCTTGTTCTCATAATCGTGTATTTTAATATGTTTATACTATTTGAAATCTGAATTAATCTTCGTTTCTTTGTATCAAGTTAATTTGATGATGCAAATATACTATCAATTTTGATTATTAATATCATTTTTGATTATTATTTGTGTTAATAATATCTAATTTGATATATCAAAAATGACAACATTAAGACAAATAATTAAAAATCAAGGTGTTACAAACAAAGTTGTTGCAGATGCTTTAGGTATAGAATCTACGAACATAGGTAGATATGATGATTTATCTAAAAGAAAATTATCAGAATTGATAACCATATCAAAATCTTTAAATATGTCTCTAAGTGAACTTATTCAACAATCAGTAAGCGATGACGTTGAGCTAGAGGAAGTAACCATTATTAACAGGCCCAAATACACTGAAAAAGTAGAAGAAAATGGGGAACTCTATCTATATGATATTGAAGCTGCTGCAAATTTGAAATCACTTTTAGTAAATAAGGATCAAAATATATTAGGGAAAATAAGTATACCTAACATACCCAAATGCGATGGTGCAGTATATGTAAAAGGAGATTCTATGTATCCTTTGTTGAAATCAGGAGATATCATAGCTTATAAAGAAGTACCTGTAGAAATACAACATATATTTTACGGGGAAATGTACTTAGTTTCAATAGATATAGAAGGAGAAGAATATCTAACCGTTAAATACATAAATCAATCAGAGAGAGGATGTGAGTGGATTAAATTGGTAAGTTATAATCAACATCACCAACCCAAAGACTTTCCTTTATCTTCGGTTAGGGCGCTAGCTTTAGTTAAACTAAGTATTAGAATGAACACTATGAAATAACATTATGAAATTCAACCAATACCTTTGGAACCTATATAAAAACTCTCCGGAAGGGAAAGCTGTCATATCCAGTTTTTCAGACAGAAAGGAATGGATAGACGAGGAGCAGCTTTTAGAACGCTATAACCCAAGTATCAAAGACAATTTCAACAAAGAAATTATATGCGAAATACTGGAAGTTTTTTGGTGCTATAAAGTTTCCGATTTTGAAGGTATAGAATATCCGTCACTTGATGAAGCCGAGGGAATATACAAAGAAATTATCTCTACAGGATTACGGATAGAAGATGAAGAAGTATTGAAAATAGGCGATTTCGATCGGATGCTTGATTATATTCCATTCTTATCAATGGAGTTAAACTACTTGCTTGCTGACTATTTCTTTCCATATTTGTACATTGATAAGTTTCATGAATTGAAAAAGTTATCCGACCATTTCGATATAGAACTTCCACCTACTCCCAAGAAGCCGGACTATAAGGCACGGTGTATGTATTACTGGGAACTATGCAAGGCACTATATCAGTTCAGAACGGAAAACAACTTGACACCCGATGAATTGAGTGCTTTCATGTATGATTATGTACCAAATCTTCTAAGCACGGAGGAAAAGAGTGAAATTCCACAACCATCACAAGCATGGTTCATTGGTGGATTAATAAGAGGATATGGTGAACATTGGACTACCGGCTTTTGGCAAACCAATCAAGAAACTAAGAAAGGAGATATTCTTGTTCATTACGAGACATCACCTATAAGCGCAATTACTTGTTTGTGGATAGCGCAAGTAGATGGGGTGATTGATCCGTTTACGCATTATTACAGCAACACTTATATAAGTAACAGAATAGCCATTCCTCACATCACATTAAAAGAGCTTCGGGAAGATGAATACTTCTCCAGCCACCCGCTCATAAGAAAGAACTTTCAAGGAGTGAACGGATGGTCAATGAGTAGCGAGGATTATTCAGAACTCCTGCGAATGATAAAGGCAAAAGGATTTGATATTAATATTCTTCCGAAGTTGTATGCACCTACATTGCCTAAAAATCTTGATATTAGAAAAGAAAAAGATGTAGAGAAGCTGCTTTTAGAACGACTACTTAATTCTATGGACTGGTATGAGAATAAAGATTTCATTCGTGAATTAGGAATAAAAGCGGGTAGAGGGCATCGGATATTTCCGGATTACGCTTTGCATTATGACAACAAGCCAAATGAAGAAAAGGCAAAAGTTTTGATAGAAGCAAAGTTGCACATGAAAAATAATCAAGCGATAGAAGATGCTTTCATACAAGCTAAATCATATGCTCAATTGTTGGAGTCATCTGTTATTGTCCTGTGTGACAAATATTATCTATTTGTATATGAAAAGAAGCAATCTTTTGATCGGAATAGTTATAAAAGATACACATGGTTGGATATGGAAAATCCCGACATTTTCAACGAATTAAAGAACAAACTAAATATTTAAGATTATGATTGACTTTCTAACCATTATACTCCTAATATTCGGAGTACTGCAAATTATCCTCTTCTTCAAAGTATGGGGAATGACAAACGACATCAAAGATATAAGGAACAAGTATCTCAAAGACGAGGATGAGAAACAAAGAAAAAACACAGAGTATGACGCTATAACCAAAATAAGTGGCGGTTCCAAACCAACAATATAAGCCGGGCATCATTTCCCGGCTTTAACATGAAAATCTCCTTTGTTTCAACATTGTTTCAACATCAAACGAAAACGAAAAATATAAATAGGTGACAAACAGCAGATTAAGAAGTAGAAAAAATTAGCCAGATGAGCTAATACCCCGAGAAATAATAACGATGCAAAGATACATAGAAAATCAATAATACAAAGCTTTTGGGAAAGTTTTTTTCATGTGAACAAAAAATTTATTTGCCACTTTTACTCCAAAGAGTTACTGTTGCGTGAAATTGTTAACCAATAGCTGACCAAGTTTAATAGCATAACAAGCGGATAACCCCGATTTGTGACAAGTCGGAGCTATCTAAATCATAAGTTAAAAGTTATTATGAAAAATCATTGTTGTATCAATACTATACCCCATTGGCATAATAACAGTCACAATAGTTACACGAACACCAAAGGAATCCCCACAGAAAGCTTCATTGGGAATACGGTGTATTTAGCTATGAATAACAACTATATGTCAAGAATGGATAGGATCGGAAAAAAGTCATACTGAAGCATCTTAGTAAAAGAACAATCATCGTCCTATCAAGTGCTACCCGGCATTATCTATATCAGTCCGGCAAAAGCATGAAAGGAGAAATATACCGAATATCCTAGAAGAGAAAGAAATATTCATGTCCGCCAATAACAAATCCACCACAAATACAACCAAGGGTTGCTGCTATTAACGGCTACGTACCATTTCAATTACAGCACTGTATTTCACAACTCTATGATTGGCAAGGCAAAAAAAGATGTAAAAATTGCATTAAACCTCCTCTATCGGCTTGGACCAAACTTCCTCTTTCGTTTCTTTACACATTACGGAAATAGTTCCTCCAACAAAATCCTTCACATATCCTTTGCGTTCAGCCAACATATCTTCCGCCATTCTAATGGCCTTAGCCTTATCTTTCAATGAAAATCCTTTATTAGCAAAATCATTACCTTCTTTAAAATATATATCATAAGTTTCCAT